AGATAAAAATAGAAGTACCGCAACAGATAACGTAAATTTTGATTCTAGTAGAGGTGCTACTAAAAATGTAAGAAGTAATACAGATGCCGCAGAAAGCACAAACTCAAATTTTTTACAAGCTTTTAGCACTGATGGATTTACTGTAGGAGATTCTGCAAGAGTAAATACAAACGGAAATAATTATGTAGCATGGCAATGGAAAGCTAATGGAGGCACAACTGTTTCGAACAGTAATGGGTCTATAACTTCTACAGTTCAAGCTAATACCACGGCTGGTTTTTCAATAGTGTTATATACTGGAAATGAAACGACAGGTGCCACAGTAGGACATGGCCTTAGTGGTGCTCCAGATGTAGTCATAGGTAAAAGAAGAGTAGGAACAGGATATTGGATTATAAGTAGTAATAATTTAGACACAAACGGAACAACAGGTGGTAGCCCAGATGCTCCAAGAAATATGTATTTTAATACTCAGGATGCTGGTCAATCAGATAAAATTGTCAGAGCAATAAACGCAACGACTTTTGAAATATCAAACAGTAATTCTATGAATGCCAACACTGATGCTATGTTAGCATATTGTTTCAAAGCAATTAAAGGATTTTCACATTTTGGACATTACAGAGGTAATGGCAATGCTGATGGAAAATTTACATATACAGGTTTTAAACCTGCTTGGGTTATGATTAAAAAATCAAGCGGAACTGGTAACTGGTATATTTATGATACAGAAAGAAATGGAAGCAGTGGTTCTAACACTAACCAAGCACATAAAATTTTATATGCAAATGATACTTCAGGTGAAGTTGACAACTCAGATAGAGGTATTGATATGATATCAAACGGATTTAAAGCAAGAAATACTTTAGATAACGTAAACCTTTCTGGGGATGAATATTTTTATATGGCTTTTGCAACGCATCCTTTTGTATCGTCAGCAGGCATACCAGTTACAGCGAGATAAAACATGACATTGGGGATCCTAGCATTTGGCGAAGGTCCGTTATCATCCTTAGGTAAACAGGATGCGATAGCGGTTGTAACAGGGCTACCCTTAACTTCTACCACAGGAACTGCAGTAGCTGGTATAAGTGTTCAACCTAGTGTATCTGGTTTACCATTAAGTATAGTACAAGGATCAGAAGCTGTTGATGCAGATACTTTTGTAAACCCTTCTGGTCAAAATATAACTTCTACTGCAGGAACTGTATCTGTAGAAGCAATACAAAATCAAACTATAGCAGTATCAGGATTTGGTTTATCAAATGTTATTGGAACCTTTGCTGTTTCTGCTGATGGTAATGTTACTATCAATGCTTCTGAAGAACCAGATTTAGATGCTTTTGTAGGAACACCGGTTGTATCAGCGGATGCGAACCTATCAGTTACAGGTCAAAGTATAGGAAGTGTATCTGTAGGAACAGTTACTGTAGAAGCAGTAACCCTGGCCCCTGTTTCAACTAACTTATTAGATACAGATGTAGGATCTGTAACAGTAGTAGCTACAGCTTTAGCTCAACCTTCTACAAATATTGTAAACAGTGCAACAGGAACACCTGTTGTTGTAGCAAATTCTACAGCCTTACCAACAGGTCAAATAATTTCTAGTGCATTAGGAAATGTAACAGCAATACAAAATGCAACTGCCGAACCAACTGGTTTAGCAACAACCTTAGCTCTATCAGATAGCACTGCTATTTATGCATGGACAGAAGTCGATGATTCTGAAACTTCAACGTGGACAGAAGTCGATGATAGTGCTACAATGACATGGCAAGACGCAGCGTAGGTAAATTATGGCATCAACTTATTCGGCATTATTAAATTTAGAACTCATAGGCTCAGGAGAGCAATCTAATGCCTGGGGTAATACTACAAACAACAACTTACAATATGGTTTAGAATACTCAATTGCAGGAGTATATACAAAAAACTTATCTGCAGCTTCTAGTCCTTATACTTTGACTTCTGCTCAAAGTATTAGTGCAACTCAAGCAGACAACGAGTCTAGGCAAGCAGCCATAGTATTTACCAATCATGGATCTAATTTTATTGTACAATTTCAAGCAACACAAAAAACATATTTTTTAAGAAACAATAGCACTCAATATACTATAACTTGTAGATTAGGTGGTGGAGGAAACACTTTTGTTATACAACCTAACACAAGTGTATTTTTAGCAACAGACGGAACAAATTGGTTTGATTTACAAACACAAGGAACTGATTGGTTAACTAAATCAGGAGCATATACCGCTTTTCCTGGTGATAAAATATTTGTTAATACATCAAGTGGAACAGTTACAATAACATTACCAGCATCACCAGCAGTAGGTGATGAAGTTAGATTTGTAGATTTAGCAAGCACATTTGACACTAATAATTTAACAGTTGCAAGAAATGGAAATAAAATAAACAATGCAACATCAGATTTAACCGTAGCTACAGAAGATGCAGCTTTTGCTTTAGTATATTCTGGTGCAACTTACGGTTGGAAAATAACGGAGAAGTAATATGCCTACATATGAATCTATCAAATATAAAATATCAGGAGCTGCTATTACAGATGTTCTTCAAGAATCAACAAACCTAAGTGATGTTGCTAACGCAGGAACATCAAGAACTAATTTGGGAGTTGAAATTGGTTCTGACGTACAAGCTTTTATTTCTGCAACTGCAGGAACTAATGCTAATGGCACTAGAACAGTAAGTACCAACAATCCTAGTGGCGGTTCTGATGGAGATATTTGGTACAAATATACATAATGCCTGATGCCAATTTATGTTAAAGAAGGTGGTACTTGGCGTGAGATAAGCTCCGATGCAGGATCTCAACTTTATGTTAGAGATGGCACTTCATTTACAAATAAAACAATCAATAATGCTTATATAAAAGATGGCGGTTCGTGGAGAACCGTATTTACTTTATTTGATACACCGGGTACTTTTAATACAGCAGGATCAGGAACTACAACTTTTTCTGTTCCAGGAAATGCAAATGCTATTCATATAAAACAAGCTGTTGGAGGGGGTGGTGGTGGATATACAGGAACCTCTTATGATAAAGCTGGCGGTGAATCATCTGGACCAGGAGGAGGATCAGGAGCTCATATTTCTGATCGTGTTTATACAGTATCTGGAGGAGAAACATTAACATCCGTTGTAGGATCTGGAGGAAACGCTGGATCAGGAGCTTACAATGGAACAGCTGGAGCAGGATCTGCAACAAGTTTAACAGGTTCTAGCACAGGCTCAATTTTCTCTCTTGGAGGTGGTGGAGCTTCTTCTGTATCAGGAGGTGGAGTGCAAGGACCTCTCCGATCAAATACAGCAGGAACTGGAGGAACAGCTACTCAAGGATCATCTTTATCTTCGGGAACAACTGTTGATGGAATTAATATTACAAGTTTTACAAGTGGACCAAGAGGAGCATTTAATTCTTTTGGTGATGGAGCCACAGGTGGTAACAACGGTAACTGTGGTGGTGATAACTGTCAAATAAATGGTAGTGATGGTGCTGATTCTTATAGTGGTTTAGCTGGAACTGGTGGTGATGGTGGTAGAGTCAATGTTCCTGCTACAGCAGGCACACAAGGCGGGGGCGGCGCAGGGGGCGGCGCAGAGAATTATGGATCAGGAGCTGCAGGATCATCTGGTGGTGCTGGTGAATTAGTTTACAGATTTATGAGGATTACATAATGCTTACCAAAATACAATTTGCTCCAGGTATAGATAAACAAAACACAGAGTATGGTGCAGAAGGTCGTTGGACTGATTCTGACATGGTTCGTTTTAGATATGGTTTACCAGAAAAGATAGGTGGTTGGGTTAAATTAATTACAGATAAACTTATAGGAGTTGTAAGAGATTTACACGCTTGGTCTGATTTAAATGGTATACGATACATGGCCCTTGGCACAGATAGAAAACTATATGTTTATTCTGAAGGAGCTGTTTACGATATTACTCCGGTAAGATCTACACAAGCAGGACTTAGTAATCCATTTGCAACAACAAATGGTAGTGCAACAATAACAGTTACAGACTCAGCTCATGGCGCAATAGTAGGAGACTTTGTTACATTTAGTGGAGCGTCAGCTACAGCTGGTCTTGATATGAACAAAGAGTTTGAAATAACTACAGTTGTTGATCCAAACACTTACACAATAACTTATACAGGAAGCACAGCTAACGCTACAGGAAATGGTGGAGGAACGGTAACTGCAACTTATGATATAAGTGTAGGCCTTGCAAATTCATCTTACGGTTATGGATGGGGTACAGGTGCGTGGAACTCAGGAACTTGGAATACCCCTAGATCTACATCAACTGTTAAAATTGATGGTAGACAATGGTCTTTTGATAATTTTGGTGAGGATCTAATTGCAACAGTTAGTGAGGGTGGTACATTTAGATGGGATACCTCTGTTGGTTTTGGTACTCCTGCTGCAATAATTCCTAATGCTCCTACAACATCAAGATTTACTTTAGTATCTCCAGTAGATAGACATGTATTTTTATTTGGAACAGAAACAACAATAGGAACTTCTTCAACATCCGATCCATTGTTTTTACGTTTTTCTTCTCAAGAAGATTTTAATACCTGGTTGCCTTCTGCAACAAACACAGCAGGTTCTTTCAGAATACAAGATGGTTCTAAAATTATGGCAGCAGTAAGATCTAGAGGAGCTATATTAGTTTGGACAGATACCTCTTTACACGGTATGCAATTTGTAGGTCCTCCTTTTACATTTTCTTTAAATCAATTAGGTGCTAACTGTGGAGCTGTATCTAATCACTGTGTGCAGGATGTAAATGGTGTTACTTACTGGATGTCACAAAATTCTTTTTATATGTTTGACGGTGCAGTTAAAAAACTACCATGTAGTGTACAAGATTATGTATTCAGTGATTTTAACATAACAACTCAACCAGAAACATATTGTGGTCTTAACTCAGAAAAAAATGAAATAACTTGGTTTTATTGTAGTGAGAATGCAGAACAAATAGATAGATATGTAACATTAAATTATCTTGAAGCGTCTTGGTCTGTTGGAACTTTAGCTCGTACTGCATGGACTGATTATGGTGTTTATGAGTATCCATACGCTACGGAATATTCAACCACAGCTTTTGCAACAAATCCTTCAGTTTTAGGATTAACTGCAGGAGCTACTACTTTTTATCAACATGAGTTTGGTACAGATGCTGATGGACAAGCTTTAAATTGTTTTGTTACATCTGGTGACTTTGATATTCAAGACGGACAACAATTATTACATATAGGAAAAGGTGTTCCTGATTTTCAAGATTTGGCAGGCACTGTAGATGTAGAATTAAAATTTAAAACATATCCTAATTCCACAACCTCAATAACTACAAGCTCTACCGTGTCGACAACAACTGAAAAGTTTGATATACGAGGTAGAGGTAGACAAGGACAGCTAACTATTAGAAGTAATGCTGTTGGAAGTAACTGGAGATTTGGTACATTACGTTTAGATGTACAACCTGATGGAGGTAGATAATGAAGATAAGCACAACAAGATTACCAAACGCAACACCAGAGTATAATCAAACACAGTTTGATGTATTAATAAGATTGCTAGAGCAAGTAATTCAACAATTAAACTTTGGTTATCAACAAGAATTGAAAGATTCTTCTACAGCAAGGAGTTGGTTCCTTGGCTGATAGTTTTATAAGCAAATCTAGAACAGGAACAGGCGTTGTTTATACGGTGCCTACAGCAGATCAAAACTCTCAACCTCCTATATTACCAACTACAGCAATTGTAAAAAGTATATTTATATCAAAT